TCGATTGCATCAATCTCTGCTTTTGATTGTTTTTCATCTTCTTCACTATATTTTTTAACCTCTAAAAACATTTGTTCCATCTCTTGTTTCATATTATCGATTGTAGGACCATATGTTTCAGGATCAGCTTGTTTTATGATCTCTTGTCTAGATACATTCTGAGCGAATTCAGCAACACTCTGAATATCACTATCATTAATTGAAGTATCTGATTTTTTAGCTTCAATTAGTCCAAGAAGTTTAGTTGTAGATTCTATTATTAAATTTAAGTATGTCCCTTTGCGATTAGGAACTGATTCGCCTAAATATTTTGTGTTATTAATAAAATTTTTACTAATATCAATTATTTGAGATTTTTTCGACTCCAACGAAGATATGGTAAAATTTTTATTAATCAAATTAATTTCCTCATTTTGAAGATGTAATAAATATTGTTTAACCTTTTCATTAGTTTTGCTTATTTCAAATATTTTTCTATCTTTTTCTAATTTTTGTTCATATTCAACAGCATTTTTAAATCTATTAATATTTTTGTTAATTGTATCTTTATTACCATATTCCTTATAAATTTTGTCATATAATGTTTTAAAAGGACCATTTTCTCCAAAAACAGATGTTCCTGTTAAAGCATAAAAAAATATATTATCAAACTTATTAAATTCTTTTTTTTCTATTTTTTCATTCAGTTTAAATTCATCTTCTAAGGCATTGTAAACAGTGTCCTCATCATATAGTGTCTTTAATTCATATAGTAATTTTTCCAGAATAATACGTTGATTATTTGTGTCATTGTCAAATAGAGAAAAATTAAATTGACTAGATGTCAGTTTACTTTTTATATCTGTTTCTTTTAATTGGTTATTAGCAGCAGTAGAATTGTCAGACTTAACAGGGTCATGATTAGAAGCAGAAGGAATCTGATCAGTTTTATTCATATTACTCCTTACCGTACTTTCATCTACATGCTTGTTTGCGGATTGATTTTTTTCTTGTTCAGTTGGTTTCTCATTTTGTTTTTGTTGATCATCTTGTTTACTCATTAAACTCGATTTGTTTGTTTTTTCATTCATTCATTAAATAAATATTCATTTGATTGCCCATTCATTTTGCTTCTTAATTTTAATTATTTCTTCGTCTGTCATATCTTGTTCAATACCAAATTTTTTTTGAACATCTTCTGGAGCCATCATCTTCATTGTATTCGCAACATATCGACTTGCTCTCAATAAGAGAGAGTTATTGTTTAAGTAATCACTTGCCAAAAGTATATCAAGAATGATTTCATCATTCTTTTTAAAGAAACTATTATCAAACTGGTTTGTTTCCGGATGGTTGTCACAATGATCAGCAAACTCTTTCACATTAGTAGGTAACATTGTCATTTCTAATTTAAATAATTCTGGATTCATAAAGTGACGTTGTTCACAGTATTGGATAATTGTTTTTAAGACGTTACTATTAATTTTAGGAAGTGGAATAAGATCACAATCGGTAACATCATTATAAACATTCTTTAGGGTTGTCAAATAATTTACAATATATTCATTAATTGTAATAATAACATTATCATTGCATAAACACTTGATTCCATTCATTGGAGAATCTATAGACATATTGGCATAATCTTTCTGAAATATATTGTCAAATCAATTTTTAACTTGAAAATACATGAACAAAAAATAAATGTTTAAAAATATTTTTGTCAATTGAAATTATTTAGAAACTAAATTTGTAATATAGTTTAACTCATATTAACCATCTCTTCAATGGAAGATCCTTCATATCCTTTTTCTCCCATTGAATTTGGGACTACTCTCACTTTTTGTGGATGGAACATGTATCCCATAAAACATGCTGCAATGTTCTCTTTGTTAAGCCAAATAGTCTTGACCTTCATAATAAATGTCATAAATGTGTTTTCAAGATCATTCACACTGTCGTATTCATATGGTTTTCCATCATTGTCAACAACAGGAAATGCAAACTTATCATCATAAATTGGTAAGTTAAATACAAAATAGTATTTATCGGTGGGTTTGTCTTGAATAGGAAGACCTTTATCATCTTTCTCACATGTGAATTTCAAGCAACTTTTAATTTTTTGTTCAACTGTCCATTTAATATTGTCTTCATCTGCAACATTGTTTTCTACCATGTTTTGATAATCAACCGGAAACCAAGTTTTATAGTTGTCAGCAGCAGTTGTAATTAATTTTTCATTCAATGTTTGAATGAAATCTTTCATATCATGATTTGATGAATCAATTGCAGGATAAAGCAAGACTTTTTGCTTGTTTTTATTTTCTTTTTCTTTTTCTTCTCGATCTTTATCATCATTTGGTTTGGGAAACCTGCATTTCAGCTCAGAAAACTGTACATTTTGTCCATGTGGAGAAGTAGTAGTAATAAATCTTGTAACTTTGTCTGATGGAGTAAAAACACTTGAAGAGATTTTGAAACTTTCGGCAAGTTCTTTGTTAGCGCGAGGCATGTTTGATTCGGAGTGAACAAACAGAGGAATAGGTATATATATACTATGATAATGTAATTACATATATGCTTTTCAATTTTTTCGATCTATGAAATCATACATTAAATCATCTGATTGAAGTGTTTGTTCATCAAAATAAGTTCTTGGTATGAATTTATATTCGATTTTTTTAGTGTTATTTGCGACTTTTAGTTTTTGTTCATAAATGCCAGCCACAATCATTATAGATCCAACTAATACTAAAATCATGATTAAAGCTTTCATTTCTTTCGCCGGTTCTCTTTATTCTCTTTCTTTTTTTTCTTCTCGTTTTCCTTTTCAACAATTTCATATGTATTATAATGTTTATTAAGCATTTCGTAGGTCATTTTATTACTATCATCTTCATTAGTTTTTCCAGTCATCATGGATCTTCTTATTTCCAGAAGATTTTTAATAAACTGGATGTCAGCTTCTGGATCTGCGGCTGTTTTAAAAACATGAGGTATTTTTAAAAATAGTTCTGGCATTTTATGAGACCATGCCATACATTTTTCATGTGGATTCGCATATGATGTGGTGTCATTTTTAATTTTCTGAAAAATATCTAAAAAAACTGAATCTTCAATCTCCATGATTTCTATTTTTTGTACATGTCTATAAAAAAATGACTAGTTCTTCTTTCTGGATGCGTAGCACAGTGTTAATTATTATGATAGCTTTGATTATTCTTCTCATTGTTAAATGTTCAAACAGGGGAACTTCTTCACCTAGACAAGAAGAAGCTTTTGGTGATGATGGTGTGAATTACAGTAGCATGGATTCTATAATAAAACCTGATGTTACTGATGAAGAAACTCTTGTATTAGGAACTCCAAATGCAAAAGAAGAACGTTCTGGAGTGACAAATTCATTCCCCATGTCTCCAGAACTCAAAGCAGCGTATGCAAGAAGTACCGAAAATGTAAAAATTGCAGAAGCAGATGAAATTAAACCTTATGGAGCAGATGATATGAATATGGATGATTTTGCTAATATATCTGACATGACATCTACTGAACATAAGGTCCCCGAAAATCCTTTTCCTAGTGACATGGTAATGCCTGAAGATTTACTTCCACAGGATGCTGCTAACTCACCATTCTCACAAATGAATCCACCCGTTGATGGTTCTATCATGGATCAAAACTTTTTGCAATCAGGTGTGAACATTGGAATTGACACTAAAGGAAGTACTATGAAAAATCCTAACTATTCTCTTCGAAGTGACTATCCAGTGACAAAACTCTCCGGAATTCCATGGAACAATACAGAAAGAGATCAAGATCTTAATAGGAAATTTTTTGAGATTGGTGCTTGTTAAGCCAGTAATATGCTAATTTAGGACTAGGATACAGACATTTCTCTGTTTTGTCAAAAATAAAACACGATTTGTCAGAGACGTAAAAAATCTCAAAAAAGGGATCATCATATTTCTTTCCAGGAGTCCAGTTAGAGTGACCTATAATTTCTGTTATTAAATCCATTAATTTTAGTGTTTTTACATTTAGATTAACATAAACATTTACAGATTTTACGTGTCTAAATGCGAGATGAAATTCTCACTTCTTGACGCTCCGGAAATAAATCTTTTTTTGGGAGGAGGGACTCCAGCTGACCTTCTCAAACTTAAACTAATGAGATTTTATTCAAAAAAGGAAAATATAATTCCATTGAAAACAATTGTGTCCCAGAAACAGAGAATATCATTGAGATTAATAGATTCATTTGTTACAAATTACAGTAAACATCACAATATCATTATTCCTAATATTATGAAAGGTTGTAAAGAAGGATTTCCCATTAATAACAATTACAAACAACAATTACAATCATTTGGAAAAGTCATGTTTGATCCCTTCCGCCGGGAACACAAAATAACTTTTGTGTATGGAGAAGGTCCAGATGACTTTTTAGAAACATCATTAGGACAAATGAATATATTTAAATGGCTTATTGAATACAGAATATTAGATTTTATGGAAGCCAATCTGGAAAAAATAGAAGTTGCTATGAATGGTCCAAAAGAACAACCTTTTCAAAAAGTATCTTTTAAATTACCACCATGTATACAGAGTTCTAAAGAACCTCGAATTATACGTTTCGAGTGAATACAAAATACTTATATAGAAAAGACAACTCTTTTTCAGCAGGGGTCATACTCAAAGCTTCTTGAGCTGTCCACGTTTGATTTCCAGTACTGTTCTTTTTCAAATTATTAAATATTTCTTCAAAACTTTGTTGTCCTTTCATTCCTAGTTCATTCTCTTGTTCAGGGGTCAACAAATGGATGTTTTTTGAAGCCATATATGCTACCAACAAATCAAAACTAACCATGTATTCTGAAAGCTCTTTTCCAATACTTGCTATATTGAATTCTAATTTATAACCAACACTGTGACTGTTGTTAAAAGATTTTTTATATTTTTTCTCCATAGACCACACTCTTTCAGGTCCTATAAAACCTTCATATTTTGTTTTTTTCTGAAACATGGAATCTATTTTAATGGCATCTAAACAGGTACCAATGAAATAGCCTCCAGGAGCCAGCATTTGGTCAACATTATTAACAAAGTTTAGAAGTGTGGTTTTGTTTTGGAAGAAATAGTGAATTGCAAACTGACAGCTGATTAAATCAAATGATTTTGGCTGCATCATTTTATAGTATCTTTGCATCTTGTAAGACAGATTACGCTTGTCTCCAGTACCCCACAATATCTTCTTGAGATCTTTTTCTGGATCCTGATCAATTTGCTCATTAATAGGTAGACCACCATCCATTTTCAAAAACACATACCGGTAGTCCCTAGGTATCTTGTTTTCTGACAAACGTTTGATAGCACCTTCTTCTTTGTTATACAAGTTATGTGCTGTAACATCTATGCCAATCATGTCAGTTGCCCCAATTTTTACATACTTAAATATGTCACCTCCTTGACCACATGCTATGTCTAACACTGATTTGACTTTACCCTTGAACTTATAAATGAGAGCACTTCTCTTAACAAATTTATTGTGAAAAGTTGTTAAAGATTTAATCAGGTTACCCTTAAAACCATCATTATTGTGACGATGGTAGTAAATATCCTCAACATCATCCTGAATTTGCATATCTTTTTGATCATTATTTGTTTTTTCCTGATCTCTGATCTTCTCTAATGAAATAGGACGCATGGTGGTTATCCAAGAAGACATCACTGACCCAATGTCATTTGGTTCAGTTTTATCAATACGCTCTTTCAAAGTAATCCATTTGGTGTCCTTAAAAATACATTCCATAATCTTTCCATGTAAAGATGGAAGGCTTTCTTCTACCCACACCAAAGAAGTATCCTCTTGAGGAAGTACAGGAAAAGGATGCATTGTTTCTGGTTCAAATGCTTTGAGACCATAATTTCTGTTCCCTGTTGAATTTTCTAGATAATCTAACATATTTTCAAATTCTTGCATTCTACTTCCACACATAAGCTTGTATCTTTTGTAGTTTTTGAAATCACGGGTAATGGTATCATGATAATGTAATTTAAAATCCATTGAGTTATGAGAAGGAGGTTTCCATTTGAGTAAGCGATCCCATTTTTTAGAAAAATCTTTCTTCAGAGGCAGTCCATCATCCCAAGGAGTGAATATAACTCCATCCGAAGGTATGTTGTTAATTTTCAACATATTCATAATTCGATTGATACCGTTCTTATCAGCTATTTCAAAAACCTTGACTTCTACCAATCCCTCTGTAATTTTTTCTAGTCTTTTTGCGGCTAGTAGACGAGTACTCAGATCATGATCAGTGTGAAAGGGTTTTTTGGCAAAGAAATAGGTATCAAACACCATAACTTTGTGACCAGACATTTTCTCCACATCAAATAGAGATTCAGCAGCCTCCAAATATTCACCTCCTTTTAGCCTTTCAACTTGAAACTTTTGATTTATCAGGTAAGGAACACCTCTACGGTTAAAAAACAGCAACCTACGTTCTCCATCTGCCTTAATAGTAGCACTATAATTTTCTCCTACTTGGGTCACATGCTTGTGTTCAAAAGTCACAGGCTGAGGACCAACAAAAGTAGGTGTAATTCCTCCAATTAAGTTCATATACTCTGAAAATACTTGTTTTTGTTGATAAATAGGCAACATGTCTTCTTGATTATAAATGTAACCCAATAGTTGATGGGATTTTTCCATGATCAACTCTATCATTTTTTCATCATTATCATCTGTTTCAGAAGCTAGAAAAATCTCAATTTCATACTCAAAATGCATTTCATTTAGACCTGTTTTTACCACTGTAAAATCATACCGAAGGGGTTCATCAAATATGCTATATCTTTGTTTGTATCTATAAGACAGAGCTGATTCTCTGGAGATTCTATCCACTGAAGTTCGATCTTCTTTGCTCAATACCACACTCATGTTATAGTCTCGTATAGGGACACGTTTAAGAACAAGTTTTTTAATGGATTCTGCATTGGTACCTGCATCACTAACAATTTTATCCAAAGGAACCTGTTCTTGAAAGGCTTTCAAAGCATCATCTCCCGTAAGACGGATTCTGTATTTTTCATCTTTGCTATTTGTGTTTACAATGTCCAGTGATTTAGGATCCTTTGTAATACCTTTAAATTTAGACAATACTCTCTGAAAAGCTGCTCGATCTTTATAAACAGGATTAGGTAATTGTAATCTAATTTCTAATTCGGCATTTGCTTCTTGTCTAGCGCTTTGAAAAAGATCACGGAGCTCAATCTCTTCGGTCAACATTATTTTCTGATTTTGATTTATTGAATAACTCTTTCACTTTTTCATATATACTAATTCGTTTTTCCATAGATTTATTATCAAAAATAAAAGCTTTATATTTCCTTAAAGTTGGAAAATCTTCAGGTATATTGTTTTCATTACAAATAGAATTTGCTAATTTAATATATTCATCATTTTTATGAAAAATAGGTTGAATTGCATTAGTTGATTCATCAATTATATAACATTTTTGAGCATTTGATTCAATATCTTTATTTTCTTCAGGTACTTTAACATGAATCGTATGGACACGTTTCCCCTCACGTGAGTTAATAACTACTAAATGTTCAATATTACAAACTTGACAAAGATGAGTCAATGCATCTGATCCGTATTTAAACAAAATAAAATTAGAAGAATTCATAATGGAATTGATTTCATCATGTACTTTGTTTTTATTTGTCAAATCACTTGCTGCATTGATGATTTTGTTTCGAAGTAAAAAATCATTACAACTCACAGGATCATGACATCTCATAAAAAATGCACTTATTGAGTCATTTTTTTGATCATGATCGTCAATCTTATTTATGAAAGAGGTATCATTTTTACTTAAAACTTTTTGAGTCCAAATATCATCTACAGGTGCATCTGGAACGTCGCCTCTTTTATTCTTTAGTGTAGACAAAACGTTCGTTTTCAAGACCTCTGGAAAAATAGATACCATTTTCAAACAAATAAACTATGTTCTTTTATACGATCTTGGAAAAGATTGAAAGATTGAGTAAATCACAACAGCAACAACTTTATGACTTTATAGTTGATGTGATAAAAATACCTTATGTCAAAGTCAGCGATGGTATTGAAATTCTGATCAAAGATGTAGATCAATGTAAAATTAAAGAACTTGAAAAAGTAATAGATGATTTATTGGATAATTCTCCTGGAACCAATCTAAATCAAGAAAAACATGAAGAGAATGAAAATGAAAATGAGCCTGTTAATATCTCACTTAGTGTATTAAGAGACAAGATATACGATTTGTCTTACATTGAACATGAAGAGATATTGAAATTTTTATCTTCTAAATACGTGTCTTATTCGCAAAACAATAACGGTTATTTTGTTTGTCTTAACTCATTGGAACCACGTACTCTAAAAGAACTAGATGCATTGACAAATTTTTATTTAGAGAATAAGGCCATACTGAACCAACGTAATATTCAGATGCAAAAAGTCAATAAAAAAGAAAACTCAAATACACTTAACCAAAAAGAAAATAATATTGCCAATAAAGATTTATCTTTTATTGATGATTTATCTTTTTCTCGTAAACTTATCCCTAATAAAAATACAAAAAGTACTAAACTATCAACATTAAATGAGCAACGTCAACAAAGACGTTCCGCACAACTAAATGCAGCATCAGAACATGCTGCTCAATTGGGATCTAATGGCGCGCCATTAGATCAAGTAAAATTAGAAGTTCAAAAATACATCAATTTAAAAAAGAGATACATGCGACCTTGGCCAATATCACATTATGATGAAACTAATGAAAATGATCTCATCATTTTTGACAATGAAGAGTAATCCATCCTAGGAATCAATGGCACACACTCTGAAACATGGTTTTTAAGATAACTCAAAACTGGAAAATTACTTGGATAAAAATGTGTAAACATTTTAATAATATCTTTGTAGTTAGGAAATGTTTTACATAGATAATCTGCAGGAAGTACAGCTAACATCTGTATTTTAGGATCAACTGTAAAAAGAGAAGATGTAGAGCTATTTACTGAAAGAGGTCCTCTTTTTGCTAGGTCAAATAATGTTGGAGCATAACTGTATTTATATGACCACCAAGGGTCTACCTCTTGTGTCATGTGATATCGCATACTCCATTGTACTCCTTCTAAATAATTGTAACAAATATCATCTATTTTATCAGTAGGTTGAAATAGATATGAATAATACCGTTGACGCCATCCTTGTTCGGACGGTTTAATAACATCAGGAAATTTAGATGCCTCAGTTTTTCGTGCATAATAATTTTTGTCAGATTCAATCATACCTTGATCTTCATAATCTGTCAATATATCTATAATGTTTAAATAGAATTCCATATTAACTTTGCCATAATTTTCAACTAATAAGTGAATATTTTTAGTTTTTGATACTTCTCTGTAAGATTTGAAAATAATATCCATACTATTTTCACATACTGGAAGGGATGTTATACCAGGAATAAAATCATTTCCCATTAAACTACATAAACATACATACTCTTTCATTCCTTTATCTATCGAAATATCTGGACGTCCAATAGATTTCCATACAACTTTTTTTAGGCGATTAATATCAATTAAAAAATACTCACCCGGAGTTTGACTATTAGGACGTAAAACTGTAATATCTGCTTTTGGACATAAAAGACTTAACATATGAAGATCTGCATCCAATCCATACACTACAGACTTTTCTGGTAATGTACAAGCCTTAATTCTTTTAAATATTTTTTGTTCACCTTCCCCTTTTTCATCAGAATCAGAGATTTCAATATTAGAACCCATACCTTTCAAATTTACATTTAGTTTTGACATGAAAGGGGTACCAGGTGTCACACAATTTGAGTCCCAAGAATATTCATCAGAAGGATCTTGATCTCGGTTCCTATTAGACATAAACCTCCTTTGTCTCTGTTGTACCATCTTGGAGAAAGGAGGAACTCCATCTACAGAAATAAATACACCTTTTCTCGGCTGGACATAGGAGATTATTTTGTGTACATATTCACAAGATGCTTTTATAATCACATCCTCTCCTCCGTTCACATGTTCATGAGCACAATTGTGTACTATGCAATTGAAATCAAAATACAGTGTATCACATGGTGTACAAGGCTTATTATTTGAATGATACAATTTTTTCACCACATCTCTGTGATTATTTTTCAAATACTTAAAGTATAAAGGAATTCCCATGTTTTAACTTTTTACAAAGCTAAAATGTTAGTACTCTTTTTTTGATTTTTAATACAATCTTTGTCTATCTTATTTCTCATAAATATAGATTTCCTGACATCATCACTTAAGTGCATGCTTTCCATTCTTCTTTGAATCTCTTTCTGAGATAAGGGTTCCATGACTTTATTCTTTTTATAATGAATGTAATGTCCATTTCCTAGATACAGTTCTTCATGATTGTATTTACGCATAAATTCAAGAATAAATTCATTTAATGTTTTCTTACGTGTGTTATATTCTTTTGTTTGACGACGTAAATCCGTGAGAGCATCATCAACAGCAATATAGGCTTCAGCCACTTTCTTCAATTGTTCCAATTCAGACACTGTGGGTTCTGGTGTCAACATCCTCTCTTTTGACATAGAAAGAAGAGTTTAATGTCTGCATATGTTTTCTCAAAAAATCAAGAAGGTATCTTTGGAGATTCCAGTAACAAAGTAGTTCGCTTGGGACCAGATGGAGCTAAATATCCAATACGTGTACATATGGATCATGTAGATATTGGTCCCAAATCTTTTTACTTCAATGAACAGGGGCAAATGGTAGATAATTCAGGAATACCAGTCTTTAACCAAGAAACAGAAGAAACAGAAGCGAGAAAAGAAAAAAAAATTGGTAACAATTACACAATCGTTAATTTGTCGGATGATTCATTCAATATTGTTAGAGGAAATGATTGGAAAACCGGTTATAGGGTATTTGATCTAGATGCTATCGGAAACACTTACTTACATAGCTCGCGTTTAGATATGTCTGGTCTTATTGGATTAGGTTCTCATCTTGAATTGCAACACTATCAAAATCAACATGGTTTTCAGATAACTAATGGAACAAATCCTTTGATTCAATTAGATGAGCGAGGAAAACTTGGATTTCCTTCCGTGCAATCAGACCGTATGGATCGTATAGATGCTCAATTCAGAGACAGTCTAGGTGAAAAAGACCAGTTTACAGTTTATTACGGAGATTATGGAGATCATGGGTATTCCATGGAAAAAAACGTATTGGGAGACCTCATATGGAGTAGAGGTAAAAACAAAGAATTAAAACCCGTCCTAAAACTTACACAAACAGGAGATGTAAGATTAACAAATGATGTCTATAGTCTGGACAATACTTACGTTTATAAAAAACATTTGCTCACAGACTCATCCAAAGTGCTCTGTATATTAGGAAAAACAGATGATCATATTATAGGACGTTTGGAAGGACAAAAATCACAAATGGATATTCGTATTTCACCCAAAGCAGGACTATTAGATCTACAAATCCATCATACATTTTCAGCTTCATCTTCTTATCTACTTACCTGTCAGAAAAAACAAAGTCCTGACGTGTCATATTATGCCATATATTCAGATACACTCTTTAAAAATGAAGAATTCAATTTTACAGGTAATTGTACATCAGAATATCCATACTTTGTCGAAGTTAGTGATTATGATTTGAATAGTGAAACCGTAAGTAATAATACATCTGTCTTACAGAATGCTGATACTTACATGAGACATGGAAGATTGGCTATAAACTCTTCTTATCCCATTCAAGACTCTAATTCTTTAGAAGTACAAGGAGATACTTTAATCTATGGGAATAATACAGACTTGATATTCAAACACAAAGATTCCGATCAAAACAATGCCATCCTTTTTTGTGGATCAGATTTGTTAGAACAAGGACGAAAAGGACAAGTTGCTGCTAGTATACGTTATTGGGATGGTTCCAATTCTCTAGTATTGGAAGCAAACAGAATAGAAGGGAGAGGAGATGTTCATTTTACATCTAATGTAACTGCTTCAAACAGAGTAGCTGTAAGAGATAGTATTCGACCGGCTTATACATGGGATGCATTTGAAGATACAGGTATGTATTATGAAAAAACAAATAACCAAATAAGATGGTGTATAGATGATATAGACACCATGAATTTGAGTTTAACTGACCTCACTCTTCTAAACAACCGTCTTCGAATCGGTGAAAGCGAATTTGATTATGACAAACAATTAGCAACTCTAAATATACAAGGCAATTTATCTAGTTTGTATTCTTGGGCGAGAGACAATTATTTTATGAATTGTTTGTATACAGGAAATGTACGTAACACACTTGATGATGGACAAGGTAATGTTATACTCACTGCACATACTTGTAATTCTGGAGGTGCACTCCTTTCTATAATGAACAACACAGATGGAGGTACACGTCATGGTCTACGTATGATGTCAATAGATAATACAGATTGGGGTATTTATCTAGGTAAAACCACATCTATGGCCGGAATAATAGATGAAAATTCAAGTCAATGGACTTTGAGGAATAGGATTCCAACAGATGCTGCCTTTCTTTGGGAAAAGAGTGATGAAACGGCTCTTTTAAACTTAGAAGCAAATTCTGGAAATTTAAATTTGTTACAAGGAGATGCTTTATTTGAACATGCAGTTTATGGAGGAAGTGCAGGTCGTTGGTTTTCAGGAACCTCTCCTCATGATGATACATTTGTAATGTGGAGTGCCTGTAACAATATGAGTTCAACAAATTATGCTTTGCAACAAAATGTTGATACAAATACTGGTGAAACAAAATTGAATTCTGCTCAGCAAGTGTCACTTAGATATCAAGATATCCCTAAAGTGATAATCAATGAAAACAAAGTAATTAATACTGTGCCCGTAGACATTCAAACAAATCTCAAAATTCTAGGATCAGAAGCAGGTATAGATTTTGATGGTGGTAAAGTAACTTGTTGTAATCAAGTCTTAAAATTGAATGCCAATGATTTATTTGAAGTAAATACTCCTGTAGTACAATTGTCAGAATCCCTTTACACAGGTAATAATACCTTGGATGACGGAAAAGGAAATGCAGATATTAAAGGTGATTTAGAAATTCAAAGCAGTCTAGATGTGAATGGTCCAAGTACCTTCAGAGATGATATTAACATTGCGTCTGGTGACATGATATATCGAGACTCTTTCTATTTCCCTAAATTTGCATCTAATGATGGAATCATTACAGGTCCTGCATTTTTTCTTATATGTGCAGCTACTGAAAATATATTTGGAAGATTGCGAGATGATAGATCATTTTTAGTAGAAATATGTAACACAGATATGACTACATATACACAAACTCCAAATATTAATTTGATTACATGTGTGTATAACAGTACAAGATACTTGGCTATACATTGGAAAGATCAGAATCTTGTTATTCCCAATAATATATATTTTACAGGGACTTGTTCTGGAGCTTTGAAATTACAATGGGTTACTGAGGTTACAAATGAAGAACCTGCTCTTGGGAACAAACACGACATGTATTTACAAAATGCCAACTTACGTACAGGGTCTGGCAAAGTAGGTATCAATATTAAAAATGAGGTTGATCCCAGAGCTTACCTTGATGTGAATGGGGATGTTGAATTCCGTTCAAATGTATTAACAAGAGGTCATTCAAAACTAGAAGGTGGAGGACTCTACAATGTAATGAGCAATGTAAATGGCGGTGCACAAAAGGGAATACGTATGTTAAACATTGATGATCCAAGATGGGGATTGTACATGTCAACCAATGGAGGATTAAGTATGCGAGAATCTATTCCAGTATCCGGCTATGACTTTGGTACCGATTGGGTACTAAGAACCAGTGCAGCTAAAAATATAAATTCTGGATTTATTTGGGAGAACAGTTCTGAAGAGAGACTTATGTCTCTTAATGCATTTACAGGGAGATTATATGTTCAAGATGAAGTAGCTTCCAAAGGTTATACTTTCAGTGAATATCCTACCACAGGCATGTATAATAATACTAATAATGATTTGATATTTAGAGTAGATGGAAGTGACATGTTATCTTTTCAAAATGATGAAACTTTACATGGTATATTTTATTCGGATATAGAAGTGAAAGAGAATATTTATTTGTCACCTTCTTTGAATACATCAGGTATATGGTCATCCAATGGTATTCAATTTACTTCAAAAGATGGATACCTTCAATTTCACACAGGTAAAAACCCTGAATGGAAAGTCCTCGGCACAGGGGGTCAAACATTATTCGAAATCAATGAATTGAATGCATCTTCTGCCACATTCTCTAATACATTGGATGATGGACTTGGGAATATGGTAATAAAAGGAGAATTAGAAGTAGATAAACAAGTTAAGTTATTAGGAGGTGGTCTCATTTCTATTATGGATGGAGAGGTTGATGGGAGAACTAAAGGTATACGTATGAATACAATTGATGATCCAGCTTGGTCTATTTATTTAGCAGATAGCTCATTAGGAGGAGTGACACCAAATGGCTCAAATCCTATTCGAGGATATGATTTACCTTACAAGGCAATGCGTTTTAGAGCTTCTAATGAAGTTGGACAAGGTTTTGTTTGGGAAAATAATGATGAAACTTTGTCTATGTCTTTGAGTTCTTGGGATTCTTTGTTATATGTTGGGAACAAAGTATTAACTGCTGGTCAAAATGTACCGGGTTTTTCTTTTCATAATGATGAGGGTACAGGTTTGGGAAGTCGTACATCCAATCATCTTTCATTGGAAACAGCTGGACAAGAACATCTAACAGTTATACCTTCAGGTTATGTAGGAATAGGGACTAACGCACCTACTCATCGCTTACATGTAAATGATAGTATGCGTGTAACTGATAGTATATATTTTACAAGTAGTCTGGACACAGAAGGATTGATATCATCTGCTGAACAAGGTACATATTTGGAAGCTACAAATCTAAATTTTAAATTTAAGAATACCGCAAATGATGGACATGCTTGGCAATTTTTGAGCAGTGATACTCGATCGGTTTTATCTTTGTACAATGTGACAAATCGTGTGGAAACACAATGCAATGTACTAGATACAGGTGAGGGAAATATGAGTGTTTTGGTAGATTTCGATGCAGCTCACAAGAACTTCAAGATCAGAGAGACCATCGACTCTTTGAATATGAGTCTGGAAAGCGGAATTCCTTCGATCTCACTCAAAACACACTCTAATGTAGATAGTTTAAATGCAGGTATTTTTTTTCAGAACTCAAATGATGATTATACATGGGCCATGCGACGCCGTTTTGAAGACAGTATTGATTTAACTGAAGATGCTCGTCTGATCTTTAGCGGAGGGGTTCACAAAAGTAATTACACAGACCTCAAAGATGTCCTGACATTGTCAAAACATGGTATTGCAATCAATTCTGATAATACAGGTGGCAATGCTCTATATCTCCGAGGAAACCAATACCTAGATGGAACTCTGACAGCAACAAGTAATGTTCAGTTTCAAGATGAACTCAAAGTATCTAACAAAATAACTACAAGCAATGTATTTGCCACAAATGCTATACAAATCGGGAGCAGTAATGAAAACCTAATCGACACAACCAAAGCGCTTTATGTTGAAGGAAAACAGAAGATTGAGGGGACATTGGAGGTAACTAGTAATGCTGCATTTAACCGAAACATTCTATGCGGTATTGATATGTTTGTCAATAATTCTATCCAAATAGGCGGTCCGGAATATGCATTATTGGATAGTAGTAAGGCATTTTATGTTGTAGGAGATCAGTATATAGACGGGACATTGGAAGTGACCAGTAATGTTCAGTTTGATGATGAGCTCAGAGTATCCAACAAAATAATTACAAGCAATGTATTTGCCACAAATGCCATACAAATCGGGAGCAGTGATATCTTAATCGACTCTACCAAAGCGCTTTATGTAGAAGGAAATCAGAAAATAGAGGGGACATTAGATGTGACAGAAAATTCCACTTTTAACAAGAATATTACATGCGACAGTATTCTATTTGTAAAAAATGCAGCACAGATTGGTTATGATGGTGCGCTCTTTGACTCTACCAAGTCTCTGTATGTTCAAGGAAATCAGATGATAAATGGGACATTGGATGTAACCTCTGATTTTAGAAACACTGCCACATCTTACATTGAAGGTTTACAAGTCTCTTATGTTGCAACCTTTTCAAATAATGTTACTATGTTAGAAAACTTGGTGGTAACATCAAATGTATCTTCTATCATAGGAGGTACTTTTCAACAACCCGGATATTCTTTAGGTTCTTCAAAGAGCTCAGGGATATTTGGTAATGATGGTATTCTGGGTATCAGTGTAGGAGGTGTTCAATATGTGACATTGGGTAATAATGGGAATTTTGGGATAGGAACTTCTAATCCTGCAGATACATTGGATGTTGCAGGTAATTCTCATCTGCGCGGGACATTGGACATGCATGACAATGACATAATCAATGTCAAACATTTAGAGACAGTAAATGTATCTTCTATAGGAGGAGAATTTGATAATCAACCTGCATATAGTGTAGGGTCTGCAAAAAACACGGGGATGTACGGCAATGATATATATTTGGCATTGAGTGTACAAGGAACTATAAATTTATTATTAAATAATAATTCGACTGCTGTACAAAGTGATTTCAATGTATATGGATTAACATCTATGCAATCGAACTTGAACATGAATAATAATGACATAATCAATGTCAAACATTTAGAGACATCAAATGTATTTTCGTTTACAGGAGGTACTTTTCAACAACCCGGATATTCTTTAGGTTCTTCAAAGAGCTCAGGGATATTTGGTAATGATGGTATTCTGGGTATCAGTGTAGGAGGTGTTCAATATGTGACATTGGGTAATAATGGGAATTTTGGGATAGGAACTTCTGCTCCTGCAGATACATTGGATGTTGCAGGTAATTCTCATCTGCGCGGGACATTGGACATGCATGACAATGACATAATCAATGTCAAACATTTAGAGACAGTAAATGTATCTTCGATTATAGGAGGAAATGTGACTCAACCTGCATATAGTGTAGGGTCTGCAAAAAACACGGGGATGTACGGCAATGATATATATTTGGCATTCAGTGTACGAGGAAATATAAATTTAACAGTAAATAACAATGTGACTGTACACAATGATTTGAATGTAAATGGATACACATCTATGCAATCGTACTTGGACATGAATAATAATAACATTATCAATTGCGGTTACGTGATCTCAGATTTTGGACATTTTAGGAGTAATGTACAGATTACCGGAGACTTAAACGTAGATGGAACTATGCCACCACCTCCTCTTTATGAGGGATCTGATAGCAGAAACCTTAATTTTCCTATAGGATCATACCTGCTTGTACGCACATCAGTTAGAAGACGTGATTTGTCTCTAAATGAAATTCTTTTTATTAAACAAGATTCGGGGAATGATAGGTTATATTTTCTTACGTCTTCTTCTGATACTGTAGATATACTTACTGGAACTTGGAAATCAAGAGGACAAGATGATCGCGATAGAGCGTTGTTTTTATGTCAAAGAATCCTTTAGTAATAATAAAACATGATCTTGGAATCTGCCAAAGATCCGGTTTGGGCAGATACGCAACATAAAAGGATCAAACTTTTCTGTAAATTTAAAGAATTTGATGAATTTTTTGATTTTATGGCATCTGAAGAGGATTGTGAAAAGCATGGGCGTGATATATGCAAAAGAGCAAAAGCCGGAGAATTTGGAGAAGTTCGAGAATTTCAGCCGGTTTCACAAGATGTTATTAAAAAAGACCTTGAAAATCAGGTAAAAAATATACGAGACGAGCTCTTGTCTGAAACGGATTGGACACAGTTATCAGATGTTGAGCTTTCGGACCAAGCCAAAGACGAATGGAAACTATTCCGAAAACAGGTCCGCGAAATAAAGAAACAACCTAAATACCCTTATGATGTAACTTACCCAACTGTCCCTTTCGAAGATGCTAAGATAAAATCAATTCTTGAATCGAGAAATAAATTGATTTAGTGTAAATAATATATAAGTAATCAGTATTTGTTTTAATTTGAAATTGGAAAACGAAAAGTATGACAGATTTGAAAAATCATCTTTCTCAACTAATAGAAGAATTCTTTACATATGACAAAAACTTTGAATTAGTCAAACATAATATTAATTCATATGATGATTTTGTGGAAAAACATATAGATGACATTATCCAAGGATTTAATCCAGTAAATATTGTACATGATTTGATGAGAGTTGATCAACATGTTGGTCCTTTATATCGCTATATGATAGAAATACATATTAAAAATCCGGTTCTTGAAAGACCTTACTTTATTGAAAGAGATGGTTCTAAAAAGCTCATGACTCCAATGATGGCTAGAAGCAGAGATTTAACTTATAGTGGTCTTCTAAATGTTGATATTGAAATTATTGGTAAAACTTTTAACTCAGAAACAAATGAATATAATCTCAAGCAAAAACTTATAAAACATGTACCTTTTGGCAAAATTCCAATTATGTTGCGCTCTAATTACTGTATTCTTAGCAAAGACAAACAAACTTCAGATGAAGAATGTCCTTTTGATTGTGGTGGTTATTTTATTATGAGTGGCAACGAGAAAGTCCTTATTCCACAGGATCGTTTTTCAGAAAATAAGCCATTTGCTTTCATGAGCAAAGAACCAGCTTATTCTTGGACCATGGACATTCGTAGTGTAAATCAAGACATTTTTGGAGTGCCTAAAACAACAACCATTAAATTGTCAAGTGCCAAAAAATGTAATCAAGAGGGTAGATTTCTAAGAGTTACTATGCATCATATGTACAAGGATTTTTCTCTGTTTATCCTATTTCGCGCTCTAGGAGTTGAATCTGATTTTGACATCATCAATTATATTGTGACTGATGGAGATCAGAAAATGATGGAACAATTGACAGGAAGCATTGTGGAAGCCAGGATGCAAAACATCATGACTCAAAGTCAGGCACATAATTATCTGATTCAGAACATGTCTATGGGAACCTATCCTAAAGAATATCAGAACTCGAGTGTGAAGCGTATGGATATTTTACGGACTGACATTCTCAGCAAAGAGTTTCTTCCTCATGTGAATATTGAATCTACTCCTTTGGCTCTCAAACAAAAAGCCGTTTTCTTGGGTAAGATGACAGCACGTCTTTTAAAAATTCACATGTTAAAAATTTCTGAACCAGATAACAGGGATTCTTATTTGAACAAGCGTGTGGAGTCTTCAGGTATCCTGATGGCAAATCTGTTTCGCACGCATTATGGAAAATTAATTAGAGATGCAAGAATGTCTATTCACAAAGATATGAAGAAATATAATCCGGACATTATGGGAAATGTTATCAATGTTATTACTGAAGTGAATGTAGGAAAAATATTCAAACACACTACTATTGAGAATAACTTTAAGTATTGCATGGGGACAGGTGTCTGGGGTAGTCGAAATGGAAAACAGAAGAGTGGAGTAGGACAAATTCTTACACGTAACAATTTTGCAGCATTTTTGAGCCATTTGCGACGTGTAAACACTTATATTGAAAAAGTCAGTAAAGTCTATGAACCTCGTAAACTTCACAACAGTCAAGCTGGTTTTATTTGTCCTTTTGAAACTCCTGAGGGTCATACAGTTGGGTTGGTAAAAAACTTATCTATTCAAAGCACAATTACTTGTTCATCTAACAGCTCACCTATTCGCTCATTTTTGGAAAATGATTCTGATTACACTTCATTTGACGGAGATGTTAAAATTTTTCATAACTTGCATGTTAAAAACAAATCCAAAGTTCTGATTAATGGAGCAATTGTTGGCGTTCATGACAATCCTGTGCGTCTTTTTAATGATTTGAAATACAGAAAACGTATGGGAATATTTAACCGTTATATTGCTGTATTTTGGGACATTCCCAATGCGGAAGTTTGTGTGAATACAGAAGCTTGTCGGATGACTAGACCTTTATTAGTATTGAATAACCAGAATACAGATCTCAACATGCCGCATAGCAGTTTGGATGTGAATGCGATTCTACAGGCAACTGATTTGAACCATCTTATTCAACAGGGTATTATAGAGTATCTGGATGTAGAGGAATGTAACCACTCTTTGATTGCTATGGAACCAAAAGATCTTGAGAAGGGTTTTCAAGGAGCGCATTATCCATTAAGATACAGCTATATGGAACTTGACTCTACTTTGATGCAAGGAATTATGGCAGATAGCATTCCTTTTGCCAATCACAATCAAGCTCCCCGTAATGCTTATCAGTCTTCTATGGCAAAACAAGCAATTGGGTTGAACATGATGAACTACAGAGACCGTTTTGATTCAATTCCCTTCCACATATTAAACTATGGACAAGTGCCTATTGTACAAACTAGGGGTTCTCGTATAATTCATAGTGACAAGATTCCTAGTGGCATAAATGCCATTGTGGCAATTGCATGTTATACTGGATCAAATCAAGAAGACAGTCTGGTGATGAATGAAAGTTCTGTAGAAAGAGGATTGTTTACTAGTACTATGTTCAAGACTTATAGTGAAGTATTAAAAACTAATCATGGAAGTGAGGCTACTTTGAAAGAATATTTTACTAATGACATCAATGAGAAGAGTCCTAATAACTATGGAAAGCTTGGAAAAGACGGGTTTGTGCCTGTGCATACTCATGTAGGACCTGGAGATGTGTTGATGGGTAAGATAATACCTCAGAGGATAAAAGACAAAGTAGAAAACAAAAATACCAGTCTGGTGTTGAAGAACAATGAGACTGGTTATGTAGATAGAATTGCTGCTAACAATATTCCTTTCCCTACGGTCAATGCGGATGGTTATAACTTTGGAAAAACTCGTATTAGTCAGATTCGTTCACCAGAGATTGGAGACAAATTTACTAGCCGTATGGGCCAAAAAGGAACCAATGGGATTCTTTTGAAGCAAGAAGACATGCCTTTTGCAGCAGATGGTACTACTCCTGACATTATTATAAATCCACATGCAATTCCAAGTCGTATGACAATTGGTCAAATATTGGAGTGTTTGATGGGGAGGGCATCCGTAGAAGATGGGGAAATTGGCGATGGTACTCCTTTCAACAGTTTTTCACATACAGAGGATTTAGGAGATCGTCTGGAAAAAATGGGTATGGAAAGACATGGTTACAAGATATTGTACAATGGTTTTACAGGTGAACAGATTCACACTGACATTTTTATAGGTCCAACATACTATCAGCGATTGAAACATATGGTAATTGACAAGGTACACAGCCGTTCAAACAATGGTCCTGTGGTTATTATGACTCGTCAGCCATCAGAAGGTCGTGCCAGAGATGGTGGTTTGCGTATTGGTTACATGGAAGTTGAATGCATGTGGTCTCATGGAGTAATGCAATTTTTGAAGGAACGTTTTATGGAATGTAGTGATAATTACAGAATCTTTGTATGTAAGAAATGTAATCAAATGGCAACAGCAGCTAATCCAAAGGCTGAAGAGTTTATGTGCCAGGTCTGCAAGAATTGTGTGACATTTGCAGAGGTTAGACTTCCTTATGCTTGTAAACTGTTGTTTCAAGAAATCCAAGCGATGTCTGTGGGAGTGAAACTACTTACATAAAATAAATGAAGAAACAAACTGTGAGTCCTAATATGAACAAAGACGAATATAATAATTATTCATCTGTTATTAATTCATATGTAAAAACTTATCTTTTTCGTGAAGCTACTCCAGAAGAGGTGTTAAAATATATAGGCTACATGTCTGATGTGAACGATACTGAAAGTCTATCAAAAAGAATAAAAAAAACTTCAGAATATCAGCGTTATAAACGTATAGCAAATGAAGTAGACACAGGTGAATTTGCTCCGATTACACCAGTTCCAACAGGACATACAGAAACAAGTTATGCTTCATCACCTTCGCTAGAGGTTATATTGCAGAGTTCTCTTAGAGACATGAATGTAAATTGTAAACAAGAAATATATTTTGGAATTATGGAATTATATAGTAAGGTACTCAGACGTTATCCTACTGCTAGTGAATTAAGATATTATGCCATCCGATTAAATACTGATAAGGCATTTACTCTTAAAAAAATGGAAATAATTTTAAGAACATCTAAGGAATGTAATAATTTAGCGAATGATTCTGGGGTATTGGCTTATGAAAAATTAAATGAAGGTCCTAGTTCAGCACAACTAGATTTTGAGGTAGAAGAGCTGTATAAAAATACAACCGAGAAGTTGGATCCCCCAGCTCCTCCTCTATCTGAAGAACTATTTAGTTTTCTAAAGTACAAATACCGTCATTTTGAAATGGATGAAGATCGTTTACAGACTTTAATTTTAAAATTATGTGATGTTGATTTGAAAACTCGTTCATTAAATGCTGATAAAGTAATTTATAAAAATAATCCTGTTCAAGCCGAAGACCACACAGGAGAGTATTTTGAAACATATTTAAAAACAGGAAAAAATAATGGATTTTATCCTCATTTTGAAATTCCATAATATTGTTTAAACTAGTAGTAGTTGTTCTTGAAGCTGTTCCAACATTCTTGCCTGTGCAATATTTTTTTCTTCCAACATTCTAATATAACATTCTTGATCTCCTAAGATTTCAATCATGTCGAGATTTTTTTTTCGTCAAGACTCAGTGAGTTATCATAATGTGAAGGTGATTCAGGACTATCAGGGCAGTCGATGACGTCTGTGAAGTCATGACTGTCTGAAGAATTAGCATCTGAAATTTTCAAGTTCTCCAAATTAACCATGCGGTTGTCACTGTCATCTTCGAAATCCAGAGGATCTTTGCGAAACAAAACACTCTTAATATTATAAGTGATTCCGTAAGTGATGCATTTATTCTTCACTGTAACCATCTTATCGTCAATCTTCTTTTTTTGGTCTTTTTCGGTCACAGTGTAGTACAAAACTCCAACAAATGCATTTGCTACAACTACATCAGATTGTATTAGTTCTGCCAAATCTTGATTGGTGTAAGGCTTTCTTTCTTCAGGCGTTTCAATAGTAAAGGTAGTAGATCTCTTACCATCATTTGATTTCATTATATTGGTTGAAAAGAGACGAGTGTTATCATCTTTATTTGGACGAAAAATAGCATCACGTCTATTTGGTTTAGAGTCATTTTCAGTAAGTTTTGTCATGATAAAATCATGTGCTCCTTGATCAATAGTATCAATTGCTTTTACAAAATTATCTACATCTTGATTCCTGTTTGAGAGATCAAACATCACACGTGTTTTACCAGTTTTAATTCCATTTTGCTCAATATCTTTAATACTAATAATTTTACAACTGTTTTTGGGAAACAAAAGTTCAATGTTTTTTCCATTATCTTTGATATTACATAGGGTCACAGTATTTGGAACACTGGATTTTTTTGTTTTTGGAATATCTTTGAATTGTAAGTTTGTTAATGTGTAATTATTTTGAGCGGAGAGAACAGAGTTTGACATTTTACTTGACTTTATACAACCAGGTAAAACAAGGAAGGTTTCTATATACTATTATGATATATTACATTCATATATTGAATTCAAATTTTTCTTTTTTAAATATCACGATTGAGTATTCATTTCCATTGTTTTACTTATTTTTTTAATACTATTATAAATAGGACATAATTCCCAAATTCGGGTTTTTATGATATATTTATGTAAAATTCCTAAGTAAATAGCATATTTAGACCCTTCATCCATAGGTTCTTCAATATCACTATCATCATATTCTCTTTTTTTCGGAGTGGGTAAATTATATATAACTGCTTTTGTGGCTTTAAATGTTTCTGTTTTTTTAAACAAGTCTTCATCCTGACATGAAATAATAGTATCAATTTTGTTATGTTTGTTTTTTAAGAATTTACTGATAGCATTGTCAACTACTTTGCTATCAAGTACAATAGAAAAATATATATCAATATCTTGAATTCCTACCAATATACGCTTGTTACCTTTTGAAAGTTTGTCATAACCACGTGGATAAATTTTTAAAATCTTGTTAAAAGTTTCTGTGAGATTCTTGACACTGAATTCGGCTAAATCATGAAATAACGGCATATATATGTGAGTATCACTGGAGATAGGGGGGAAATCTCCTATGACTGCGATGTGTTTTTTGTCAAGAGGCAATTCCATTTTCTTTCTTCATATTTGTTTATTCAATTTAGTTTATGTTTCCACATAATGGTTTTACAGATGTCCAAGGTATTCCTGTAATAGGATTTTCAGACAGTTTGTTAGTGCAAATATTGTTTAATATATCAGTGCCAAACATGTCTCTTAAATCCACATCTTTAAGTGGTTTTTTGGTAACTGGGTCTAAAAACTCATAACGCATTTTCTTGTTGGTAGTCACATAATCATTTTTGCAACTGTTTCCATCAGAACGTGTAAAATAATCTGGACAAGACATGTTTTCTAGCTTGGTGTTGTTGAGTTGTGTTTTCATATCCATAATTTCACGGTCAATAGTGGAAGATGATATTAGAGCCCAGATAAGGATTATTAGTAACAATGCACCCAAAGTAGAAACAAAAGGCAAAGTGATGGATGTTTGTGGGAAAAATAAGAGTGCAAATAATACAATGAATATTGTTTCTGCTAAGAGACTGAATATGAAAATATTTTTGGAAGTTTGATTGCGGTCGTAAGTTGGAACCATTATTTCTTTGACGGATGATAAATTCTTGACATGTGCTCAAACAGGGGATCAGTATCCACAATTTGACTCAAAACCTTTACTTCAACTGGTTTTTTAGAGCCATAATTTTCTTTATAGAATTTGAGCAGGCTGTAAATATTTTCATTGATGCTCCTGGATATACTCTCAAACACTTTAGAATCAGTAATTTCTACATCCAAATCAGAATTTTTAAATATTGTTTCTACTGACTCCTTGGTCATTAGTATGGGAATTTCTTCGCCTTTGTTAAAGAGACTGTTGAACATGCTTTGTACGCTTTTTACTCCCATTGCTCCTCCATTCATATGATATGGTGAAGGATGATTGACTGGCATTTCAGCACGAGCCACACCTTCTTGTCCATCAGCTTTATAATACTGTGGTTCTTCATTTCCGAAGAAAATCATGGGTAAAGGTACAGGATTGTAATATCCACCACCACCTCCTTGTTCTTCATCTTTTTGAACAATATTCATTTTCATGTGGCAAAAAAACTTGATTTTGTTCATGAATTCAGAGGTTTTTTCCATGTCATGTATATCAATTTTACCATTGTTTTTTTCTTTGTAGACAATGGATTTAACATCCATAATATTGGAAATAATATTATACATTAGTCTTTTGCTCAGAGTATTGAGGAGATTACTCATTTTAGTTTCATCATTAGTGTGTAGACGTACTTTTTTGAGCAGTTCCATTTTTTTATAAAATTATATTATAAAATGAATGATGTCATAGCATGTACTCCAGTGTCTCAATTATTCTTCCATCAGAAGAACATTGATGATCTCCAAAAAGGCATACAATTTTTGGTCTGGAAGTACAGTAAGAAACAAATTGGAATTCAATCAGAAGATAATCTCTATATGGCCATGCGTAACACTTTTAATTACACAGTACTTCCTAGTTATCATGAAGATGTAAATAAAATGGTTTCTGTATTGAACCGCAGAGTATTGTATTGTACCGTCAAAAACGTTCTTCAGAACATTGATACACAATTATCATACCTCAAAAGAAGAGACGATTGGAAAGATCCAAAAATAGAAATGCCTACCTATGTTTCCAATAAAGGATTAAATACACGTCCTGTTAATAATTTTTTTTGAAGAATTCAATTAAATAAAAATTGAAAATGACATAACTTATCAGATGATATATAAGTTTATATAATACCTACAATGACATTACAAACATATCAACCTCATGAGCATGTGTTTCATAGACCAGAAATGTATATTGGATCCATGTCAAAAGATGAATACATCACTTTTGGTTGTGACAAAGAAGGCAAAATGAATAAACGTAAAATTTTCTATGTTCCTGGATTATACAAAATTTATGATGAAATTCTGGTGAATGCAATTGATCATTCTAGAAGCTCTAAATCCTTATTAACAAAAATTGCTGTTAATATTGACCAAGATAGCGGTACAATTAAAGTTTGGAACAATGGAGATGCATTTCCCATAAATAAATGGGAAAATGGAAAATATAGCCCTGAAATTGCCTTCGGTCAATTATTAACAAGTACTAATTATGATGATTCAATAGAACGTAGTGTGGGTGGACAAAATGGCATAGGTGCTAAAGCCTGTAACATTTTCAGCACTTTCTTTCAAATTGAAATATACAGCAATGGAACTCATTATGTCCAATCATTTACTAATAATATGAATGAAAAATCAGTTCCTGAAATTAAGAAAACTTCAGTGAAACAGAACAGTATGTGTATTTCTTTTAAACCGGATTTTGAGAGATTTGGTATGAAAAACATTGATGATGATTTACTTGGTCTTTTAAAAAGGCGTGTTTATGATGCTGCTGCATGTACTCCTACATACACAAAAGTATATTTGGATGATAGGAGAATAATGATTGAGAATTTTCAAGATTATGTTAAGATGTTTGTAGCTGATTCAAATGTAGTTTACGAAAAAGTAGATAGTGATTGGGATGTTGCAATTGCTTGCAATCAACATGGAAATGGTTTAGATCATATATCTTTTGTGAATGGTATCTGTACCATGCACGGTGGTAAACATGTAGACTATTTTGTGAACAAAATCTGTGGGAAAATGAAGGAAATGCTTGAGTCCAAAACTAAAAAAGCTATCCTTCCAGGAATGATTAAAAACAACATGTTTATTTTCATCAATTGCACAATACCTAATCCCAAATTTGATGGACAGAACAAGAATTTATTGACTACTGCATCCACACAATTTGGAGGGTCTGTAAAGAAGCTAAAACTTGAACCATCTGAAAAATTTTATAAACAATTGTATTCTAGTGAAATTTATACTTCTATCATGGATTCATACAACAATAAGTTGAACAACTTGACTAAAAAAACTGATGGTAAACGTGCTGGTCACATCAAAGGTGTTGTAAAGTTAGATGATGCCAATTGGGCTGGAGGACCTAAAAGTAGTCAATGCACTCTTATATTGACAGAAGGAGATTCAGCTAAAGCCATGGCTATGGAAGGTCTTTCAGTGCTTGGACGAAATGCTTATGGAGTATTTCCTTTACGTGGGAAACTTATCAATGTAAAAGACATTAGTGCTCAGAAACTAGCTGATAACAAAGAGGTGACTGACTTGAAAAAGATTTTGGGACTTGAAAGCAATAGAAAATATGATACGGAATCTTTGAAAACATCTCTACGTTATGGACACATCATGCTCATGACTGATTCTGATCATGATGGTCATCACATTAGAGGATTGGTTATTAACCTATTTCACACATTGTGGCCAAGTCTTTTAGAACAGGATTTTATTTGCAGTCTTCTAACTCCTATTGTTCGCGTGCATAAGCAGAAAAAAGATTTTTACAATCTTCATGAGTTTAAAGAGTGGTATAAAGAGAATCCTAAAGCAGATGCCAAGTATTACAAAGGTTTGGGTACATGGACAGCTGCAGAAGCCAAACAAATCTTCAAGAACATGAAGAAACTAGACTATGAATTTGAAGATGACAAAGACAATAATTCCATTAACTTGGCTTTTAACAAGAAACTTACAAATGAGCGCAAAACATGGATTGCTGAACACACAGGAAAAGAAGATGAAGCCACTGGAGGAGATGTAAAAAAACAGAGTTATACAGATTTTGTGAACAGTGAACTAGTGCAATTTAGCATTCATGATGTAGAGCGTTCTATTCCTAATCTTGTAGACGGATTTAAACCAAGTCAGAGAAAAATCATATTTGGTATGTTTAAGAGAAACAGTTCTAAGGAAGCACGAGTAGCACAGATTGCTGGCTATATCTCTGAACACGCAGCATATCATCATGGAGAAGCCAGTTTACATGGAACTATTATTGGCATGGCTCAGACCTTTGTAGGAAGCGGAAATAACTTGCCTTTGCTGGCTGAAAATGGTATGTTTGGAAGCCGACACAAAGGAGGTGCAGACTCAGCTGCTCCAAGGTACATTCACACAGAGCTTAACCCTGTAGTATCTAAATTATTCTGTAAAGATGACTTCCCCCTACTGTCTTATCTAGATGATGATGGTCAAAAAGTTGAACCAGAATATTATGTTCCTATCATACCTTTGGTATTAGTCAATGGAACAAGAGGTATTGGTACAGGTTTTTCTACACAAATTCCTCCATTTCACCCAGAAAAAGTATTAGAAGCAACCAAAGAATGGGCTTCTTATTATCTCAGACAATCAGAGAATGTGAAAGAAGAGCCTCCTATTTGTGACATTGGTATGCCATATTACAAGGGTTTCAAGGGAACTATATACAGTAAAAAGAAAAACTCATATACAACATGTGGCATTTATCATATGAAGAGTCCTAATGTGGTGGTAGTAACTGAACTGCCAATAGGAAGATGGACTGAAGATTACAAAGCTTATTTGGAGGATCTTTTGGACAAAGGTATCCTGAAATCTTATGATTCACACACAACAGACACCATTCATTTCATTTTGACTTTCAACAATTTGCCAGAACAAGTAGAGCAGTGTGATATATTAAGACTATTGGATTTAGAATCTAGTAACATATCTACTAACAACATGCACTTGTTTGACGATAATATGAAGATTAAGAAATATGAAGATGTAAACCAGATTTTACAAGAGTTTGCGGAAACTAGAATGAAATACTATGTGAAAAGGAAAGCTCACAAGTTGAAAGAGCTTGATCATTTGATGAAGGTGGCATCTAGTAAGGCTGCGTTTATAGAGGCGAACCGAAATGAAGTGGTTATAATGTCTAAACGCACTGAGGAAAACATTGTGGAACAATTAAAGTTATTACCAACTTTGTGTCATGAGTTGGGTTATGATTATTTGTTCAAGATGCCTATTAATAGTTTGAGTGAACAGAAATTTAATGAATTGAAGAAAATTGAAGCTAAATTGTTGGAAGAGTACAAAATGTTAGAAATTAAGCAAGAAGCTGAAATTTGGCTAGACGATTTGGAGAAATTGAAGCTACCCAAATAACCAGGACCAGAATCCACTAGTTAATGATTTGTTTTCATTAAAAGAGAGAGGAGGACGATAATCTTCTGGAACAACACGCATATGTGATTGTGTATCTCCCATACTTGCATTAAGATGACGAAGTTCAGAATTTTTATTTTTTTCTAGTAATAATATCTCATTTTGTAAATTTTCTTTTTCCGAACAGTCACATAATTCATATTTCTGTTTGATTTCTTTCATTTCAACATCTGTAAGTTTGCCAGGATTTACAAGAGGTTCCTTCTTAATAGAAGATAAAAGAAGTTGACAAGTACGTGAAGCATTTGGGCGCCAGCATTCACAATGAGGATGGTCAATATTTTTACTGCAAAAATTATCTACAGATTTTAAGCAATCATCTCCTGCTTTGTTCATAAACATGTTCATATTTCCCCATTCTTTTATTTCTGGACATGATGCACAAACAGAATCATCAAATGGGCAATCTTTGGTTTTGTTCAATTCTTTTTCAAATTCTAATACTCTCTGGGAATTTGAAAAAAACTCAGCAGATGTTTTAGACATTTCATTCTTGAAATATTTATCCAAAAGCATTTCTTCAGAAAAAGCCATTGAACAGGCTCCGAAAGAAAATAGATTAAAATTCAGATGTTTACTTGGATTAATAATCATAGGTTTGTTAGATAGAAGTACGGCTGGTACAGGTTGATCCATTTGATAATAAGTTCCATCTTCCCATATTTCTAATTTTTCAGCATGTTTGTTGATTACAAAGAGAAATGGTTGATTCATCTTGCATTTATTTGAAGATTGTAATTCGGGATTATCTCCTGGAGCGCCAAATTGAACTGAGAATTTCCCAGATGGGTCTAAATGCAAAGACAAAGCATTATTACTGATAGTGTTTCCAAACAATTGTAAAACAGTTTCTTTCTTTTTGGGTAAAGCTTTTACCATCATGTACATAAATATGCTAAAAGAGCCATTTCCTTTGATGCCCATGGACATTGTTTGTGGACCAGTGCATTTGTTAGCTAGCATTTCAATACCATTTTCATTATTAGAGTAAGGTACTGCTTCAAAATTCACGTGATCTTTTCCTACGAGAGCTTTCCAACATGTTTTATCTTTTGGTGTGTTTGAAAATGAACTGTAATACAATTTAAGAACATCTGATCCTGGTATTTTACTCACATTCTCTGTATATTTTTGATTTGTTACAAATTCATTTAACTCATTGGTATTTAAAAAACCATAATCTCGAAGAAAAGAATTGATTACATCACTTTGTCCCAAAGGAGTTAAAGATGTAAATGATTCATTTTTTTCAATATTCTTGCGCATAAATTTACGCATAATAAAAAAGAAAATTGTTAACATAATCAAGCATATTAGTATAAACAATACCACAATATCTAGTTTCATATTTTATTTTACTCTTCTTTACATATAGACAATGCTTGTTTGTAACATGTCTCAATATGTTCAATTTTGTTAGCTCCGGTAATAATAATAGCACCAGTATGGAAAAATATTATGGTGATTTTCTTGCATTTGGATTCTGCTTTAGATCTTCCTTCTTGTGTAGCTTTTGTTCGAGTCTTGGATTTGCATTTGGGATTACAATGACAAATTCCATCCATATGATTGTTATACCAAAAGCTCACTTTTAATCCATGATATGTCACTGGGTCATAAACATAAAAGAGTCCTTTATCTGCTATTCTATCCATAAGTAAGTCAAAATCTAATGCATATCCAAATTTAAAATGTGAGTTAATCATATGGATCTGATAGTCAAAAGGTTCTTCTTTGATGTTCAAAAAGATGGACAAGAAGTATAAAACCCAATATCCTTGATTTAATGATTTTAATCCTGTCATTTGAACCATACCATTAGGAAAAACCTTTACATTAAAACTAGTTATACATTTATCACGATCAATATAAGCAGATTCTTTCTCATCAATCTCATCTTCATCAAATTTTCTTCTAATAAATAGTGACACTTGGTTTTCAAACTTTCTGGTGCATTTAGGTTCTTTGTTTCCTTTATTTCTTTTTTTCACTCTTTTTTTTACAATACCTCTTACTTCTTTATTGAAAACCGCTGATAAAATACCTTCATTTTTATTGGACGGAGCAATAGGTATATTTTCAAATAATTTTTTTAAATCTATTTTATCATTTTTACCAATAGCAATTTTACCTGTTGCTGTCGCAGTGGCTATCTTTAAAGAAGATGCCATCTTATATAGAAATCCTACATAAGGAATGGTTTATGTCTTTTTCAATTTTTTAAAATCTTAATGTTATGATAAATAAATGTCACAAACCAGATGTCCTAACAATATTATGCTCAGTTGTCCTGCACTTATGGAAGATGGAGGAAGAGGGATCACCGATTACCGTTCACGTTATGAACAAAATCATCCCTCCAACTTTCAAGGAGCACCAAAAAATATGACAAGTTATGAATATGCTCAATTTATTAGAGATAATGGAGAAGCTATTATGGAAAATGAAAGGCGTCGAGTTTTTACTATGAATTCATGTGGTCCTAGAATGTGTCAAGACCCTCAAATCCCCCCACCAAAAAATAAATTACAATGTGATTCAAGCAAATGTACATTAAAAGTCAATGATCCAGAAGGATATGGAATGATTGTAGATACTGGATATGATTTATATAATATGGATGACTATGTCGGTCACTCAGTAAGCCGACATATTGACCTAAATCCTATGTTTTATCCATTAGATGGAGATGTTAAAGATGAGTATCCAAGACTTGCTTCTCCAGGAGGGGGAGTTCCTTTACACCCAACTATAAAGTAATAGAAAAAAAATGTTTAACCTTTGAACTTTTGACGCCATGAAGAGTGTGAATAATTATTAAATAGAGTATATTCAAAAGAAAATATGAGCACTGTAAAATTCAAACAAGAATGTATGGAAGGTGAACTATCTTATGGTTCAGAAACAATTCATGTAAAAGGAAAAATAAATGACAATGTAAATAAGGGAATTATAGATTATTTAGCATGTTGTCCACCAGAAAAACGAATGAATGCGGATGCTTCAGGAATGCCTTATGCTAACGCCGAAATTGCTTTCTGCAACAGTCCCAATAAAGGAAGAATTGAACTTGCTTTAGGCAATAAATTCTCAATTACTCTAGATAATCCAGGATCTTACTATGTTGGCTTAGGAACAGTTCTAATTCCTCCAACTCTTTTCATAAGATTTAAAAGCATAGATAAAATTAAAATTGTATCTATAAAAATCAATGAACCAGTGCCTTATAGGACACTAACATATCCTATAAAAGACCTTAAAACAAATGAAGAACAAAAAGAAAATATTTTAGTTCGAAGTAATGAACAAATATTTAAAGACAGTATATATCCTATGCAACAAAGTGTTAAGAACTCCTCTGTTCCCGTTCCTCATGACAGCCATTGGTAAAATTCTTAAATCCTCTTAAAAATCCAGGTCTGTCATTTTCTGGAGTGTAGCTATATTTATTCCAATTTTCACACAGATTACCATAAATAATTTTTTTCATCTTAAATGATAGTGCAATCATTGCATAGATTTTTAATTGTCTCTTAAAGTATGTTTCAAGGATAATATGAGATCTTACATTATTAATTGTAGATGGGTTCAATTCTATTAAAAGCTTGGACAAATCTATTGATGAAATCAAAATAAATATTAAGGGTTCAATACTATATTTTTTGTTAAATTTTTTATTTTTTTTCAAAAATTCTCGAACTGCTTTTTGACGATATGAAATATATTCTTCAGGAAATGGAAAATTAGTTTTAATTAACATACATAATATTTTGTATAATTTTTTAGATCTGTAAGAATTATTAAAACTAACCATTTTATTTTGAAAATTTAGATTAAATGCATGATATATTGTAATATTTTCAAATGCTTCAGGTTGTAAAACAACACCTAATTTTATAGATTTATAAATGAAATTTTGTTTATCTGTTGTATCTACTACTACATCATTATCATAAGTAATTAAACCTGTATGTTCTACCCAATAAAAGTCTTGAATTACATTTGTGAGTATCTTAGACGATGGACAAATTTTGAATTCTAACAACAAAAGCATGTCATTTATGCAATTTAATAGATTATATTCTCTGTTAAAAATTATATCATGTGCTTCAGATGTAAAACTATGTTTTTTTGAATTCAATATAAATATTTTTAATCTATAATTGCATGAACTAAAAAAAGGATCCCCCCATAATTCATTTGTTTTATTTTTTAACTTTAAAAGTTGTATATCATCTTCAGTTAATCTAGGCATTTTTGAAGGAAAATATGTTATAAACTTTGCTTAATGTTCAACCTATAACAACTAATCAATTTTTTCATATAATTAACTCTTGGTATTTATATTCTTTGTAAATATTATAAATCATTCTTTTTCCGTAAAGCATTTAAAGGTATACGTTCTTCTGTACCATCTAATAACTTTCGTCCAACATATATAGGAAGTTTACCCTCATTATACTCTTGTGCAGCAATCTGTCTAATATCTTTTAATTTGCAATTTTCTAGGAAAGTGGGTGCTGATCGAGCCAGTTGCTCCATACGCATTCCTATAATCGCGGCTTCTTCAAATTTAGTAACAAACATACGTGTTTTGTATTTTGTAGGAGGGTTTGATGGTTTGGCTTCCATTGTTTAATTTAGTTTATCTTAATTTATAATAACACAAATCAATTTACACTAATATTGGTTGCTGAACAGGTTGCAATGATTCAACAGAAGGAACTTTTTGCAATGATTTAATTTTATTAATCAAATCCATCTTTGTACCTTTTATGTTACTCAATCCATATGTGTTTTTCAAAACATCTCTTAGTTCTTCATATTTCATTTTAGGAATGCGTTCCAACAAAGGAATATCTTCTTTCAATTCTTCGATTTCTGGTTTTTTAAGAATATGAGGTTCATTATTTTCTTCAGATTGTTTAATTCCTTCATCTTTTTTTGGTGAATTAAATTCGGTTTGTATTTTTTTTGGATCTTGTAGAGGTTCCAATTCATCTTCATGTTCATGGTCATGGTCATGGTCATGGTCATGGTCATAACCTTGAGGTACTATAATCTCAGATGAGTTCATAAGATTTTTTAAAAGTCCTTCAATACCATCTATGCCACCTACACCTCCATTTCCAAGACCGGATGGTCTTACAACTTCTTGTACAGAAATGCAAATACTGTTCTTGACATATTCCATGTATTTTTTGAAAAGATTAAATAATGCTAGCAAACCTCCAAAAAGGACGGCCAAAGCGACCATGATAATAACAATCCAGTTCATGTGTCCTGAAAACATTTTATCTTGTTGCGTATAAAATTGTTGTTAAATCACACGCAACAGTTTTTCAACAATCAACCAACGAACCCATATACCTGTTCCGACTGAAGTTAGAACAGCTAATGCAGGAGGAGCTGGTTCATCCGAAAACAAATTGAGGCCCTGGTAGATAATCAGTACAATTAAGAGATAAATTGTATCTTTTACGGGGGTCACGTATTCTTTTCCCAATTGCTGGGTGACATTCCATTCAAACATTTATATGTATATTGTAAAAAGATGTGGAACGGTTTTGACATGAACATGCTGACAGTGCCCTTGAGGCTTCTTTGGCAAAGAGGTATTGTAGACAGTCCTCTAACCAAAATAAATACAAGTGAAGGATGTGATACATGCAAAAATGGTGGCTCTCATGATTATCAAGCAGGTAATGGAAAGAAAAGTCAAAAATCTGAACTTGGTGGTGGATTTCATCAAGTTATGGAAGATTTGCTAAGGGATTTTTAGAACAACTACTTTCGTATAATATAAAATACAACAAAACAAATAAGTGTTGCCAGTGAAAACAAAAAAATAGAAAAAATTGCTACACCTGCCATCATAATGTAGGGAAATATTTCCATATAAATCATGGTGATTAAGGGTGATATTATATTCTCTTTCACAATCATTTTACATTCTTGTTTACTTAGCTCTTCAGATACTAAGAGTATCATCTTATTTGCTAGTGCCTTGATGAAAGATGAATGGGATGACGGCATTTTTAACTTTCTTTAGTTTTTGTTTCGCTTCATCATTCCTTTTACGAAGATCTATTTTTGATATCTCACTACATTCTGTATCCTTAATGTTACAAGGATTCATAATCACAAAATAAGGAGAAGGACTCACACCCACACTTGCAGCCCATTGCCAACCTGCTGAATTTTGAATTGGATCATAATCTATTAATGCATGAGCAAACCATTTATCTCCCCATCTCCAATCTAATGCCAATGTCTTTGTAAAATACATGGCTAATGCCATTCTCTTACGGTTTGTCAAATATCCTTCATGGTAAAGATCACGTACCATGTCATCAACCGCACGATTTCCTGTTCGAGCCTCAACAACCATTTTGAATATATTCAAACCCTCTTCACCATATGACCAATATAATTTCCTCAAACGTTGGTCAAAAGCTGTATCATATGCGTCTCCCAATAATAAACGAGGTTCCTGCCAATATACTCGATAATAAAACTCTCTAAATAACAGCTCTCTTTTTTTATGTTCTGTATGGAATCCATGATATGCTTCTCTTGCAGACAATAATCCATTTCTCATATACACACTCAAACGACTGGGATTGTCACTGTAGGCATATGTTTTTAAAATGTTAATTGCGTCTTTTCTGAAAGTATTATCTTTAAATTCAGATGGGACAATGTGATCTATCTTCCAATGAGTATATGGTTTAGGAGGTTCTTGAGACACCAACTTGTAATAAGGTGCAAATACCTTATATACTTTACCTTCATCAATTGGATATATAGTGTATCCAGATCTATTAGTCACACATCTGAATTTAGATTTTAATTCTGCATCTCTGTTTCTGCACCAAGGTGTTAAATCTTCATTATAATACAAGATAGGATTGTCTAATGTATTAAGAAAATTGTCCAATTCTTGATCGGATTGAAATATTTTAATAGGTAAACTTTTTAGTAGGTTTTTTAAAAAGTCTGAGCCTTTTTTAGAAATAATCGCACTATAAACAAAAATGATAAGCATTGTATCCCCTTCTTTAAATTCTTCAGCAAGTGAGTTTAGAGCAATGTTGTCACAAGCTCTAAAATCTCTGCCAACTAACCACACACGAGTAATTGAGTTTGAAGAAAATGTCCCTGAAACTGATAAAAATGGAGTTGATGATGTCAAAGAAGAATCTTTGCCCATTCGCGCCAATAGTGTATGTTCTCCTGCTTACGATGATGGAAGAACAAACTGTATGAAAGATTTGTTGGGAAGAGATGACAATGATACAGGACAGTGTAGATTAGAAAAGATTAAAAGAGTTGATCCGGAGTTTTATGAATCATTGAAAAAAAGATTTTACCGCCCCGACATGAGTGAAGAGTGGATTACAAATATAAATACTTGGCTAAGAACAGGTGACCTTAACCGTGTTCTAGATCAGTATAAAGAGTGGATTCCTGGTTTTTATAGTTTTGGAGCAGTATCTTCAGATTTTCTCAAACTTGACATTTGGAAACAATTTAAGCGTGTACGTGACAATTATGATGTATTGGCAGGAGTAATGAATCTTGATCCAAGTTGGAAATCAGGAAGCCATTGGGTATCTTTTTATTCAAACAAAAAACAATTTTATTATTATGATTCATATGGAACTCCACCTCCCAAAAGCATAATAAAACTAAGTAGAAAACTTAAAAAACTAGGATGGTTAGTAGATGAAGACTCCACTTTTGATTACAACAAAGTACGTCATCAATATGGAAATTCAGAATGTGGCATGTTTGGTTTAATATTTGTACTTCTGTCTGCAGAACATGGACATCCTAAAGAACAATGTGAACGCTTTCTTTATCCTAAATCAGATAAACTAGTAGAATCATATCGCCATAAATTGTTTATCAGTCCAGAAAATAAAGAACAATGTGAATATTAGTAAAAATACTCTAAAAACAATATATGGTATTATTTTTAGAACAGAAAAATTGTAACATATACACCTATTTTCAAACCATTCAATATGAATGACAAAATAAAGTCAAATAAACATGTAACTAGTAGTGAAAATAAAGAAAACAAGGAAATTTAGATGCTTGGAACTATCTCTGCGAACAAAGATCACTTATTGAGTTTTCCAAACGAGAAGAAAAAAGAGAATAGTGACATATTTATTCACTATTGTTATGTTCTGTGCAACTCTCAAGACAATCGCACTTATGTGGGTTACACTAATGATCCTGTAAATCGCATTAGAAAGCACAATGGAGAAATAAAAGGAGGTGCTAAAAGAACTACCACAATTGCTGATCAATCTAATAACAATAATTTTTGGGAATACCTTGCGATTATTTTATGTTCAGGATTTGATCAATATGAGAAAGGAAGTAGTCGCAATGCTTTATCTTTTGAATGGCATCTTAAACATCCAAAGCCTTATGGTAAATTTAAAGGTCTTGGCGGACGTTTAAGAGCCATACAAAGTTGCATGTTACATCCAAAGTTTCAAGGAATGTCTTTTTCAGTTCATGTAAATGAACCATATTCACTTGCTAATTTATCAAAAATTCCTGATGAATGGATATGTCACAAAAATAGTAGTGAAATGCTTCATCATATTTGTAATTCTGAACATACTAAGTCAAATACCCAAGATATGAAATAACTTTCTAAATTTAATAATAATGTCCGTGGCAGGACTCGAACCCGCAATCTACGCGTCATAAGCACGTTGCTTTAACCATTAAGCTACACGGACATTAAAATTAATAAAACTCAAATCTAATTAGGAATTGTCTTCATTACTTATATCAAATTTTAAAATATTATGTGTTGGAGGCATTCAAAGCACTTCTAGAGAACAAGGATTCTTGCGTCAAAACACACATTGTGTGCAAATATAACATGTTATGTTCTCAGACTCGTAAAATCGGAAAAAATCCAGATCTCACAGCCACTCAATAGTAGGGCCCTACTATTGAGTAGCTCCTAACCGGCACTGTCGGGCACCGGGGTATAGACAGATCATCCACACCTTTTCGTTTGATAACGAATAAATATATTTCTCGCTCCATGAATATCCCTATCCCCACAACCACATTCATATACATGCGCATAACCTACATCATTCCTCTTACCACAGCTACCACATGTTTTTGTTGTGCATGCTTCGCTTTGAATATACAAATTACGTAATTTCCTTTGACATTGAGCTT